AGGAAACTCCGGTGCCGCAGCCGACGCAGGTGCGGGCCGATTACATCAAGGAGCAGGCTCACACAGGAGATCCCGGCCCGATTGCGCCGCCGCGCAATGTCGACGTGCCATATGTCAGCGGTGACGCCACGGTCGGCGGCACGCTCAATTGCACAATGGGCAATTGGCAGGGCATGGACACCGGCACCTATGCCTATGCATGGGCGAGCGACGGTGCGCCTAACGCCGCAGCAGGCTCGACCTACAACGTATCGGCGGGCGACGCCGGGCATTCGATCACTTGCGTCGTGACCGCCACGAATGAAGCCGGCAGCACGGCGGCGCCGCCGTCGAATGCTGTGGCAATCGCCGCAGCACAAACCGAATCCAGCAGGAGGAAATGATGGAAAGCACCCGCCGCACGCCCGCCGCATCGCCGGCAACCGAAGCCGATCGCCGCGCTCAAGACAAGGCATTCAAGGAAGCGACCGACAAGGAGATCGCCGAGCGGCTTTCGTCGCCGCCGGAAACGCCGACGCCGACGCAGGAAGAAGCTGACGCAGCAAAAGCCGGGACGCTCGGCGAACAGCGCGACGTGAAGCCCGGCACGCAGGCGGCGGGCTACACGACCCGCTGATGGCGTTTTCGCTCGGCGGCCTGGTGCCGTGGCGCAGGCGGGCGGTCGAGGGGCAATATCGACCCGGCCCCTACATGCTCTCTAACGGCTGGCTGCCGGCCGGCAGTTCGTGGAATTACTGGCAGACCGGCGCCGACGTGCGGCCTTATGGCGGGCCGAGCGCGATGCTGGAGGCGTGCGTCTCGGCTTACGCGCAGACGGTGCCGATGTGCCCCGGCGATCACTGGCGCACCCTGGATAACGGCGGGCGCGAGCGGGTCAGCAACAGCGCGCTATCGCGCATCCTGCGGCGGCCGAACGATTATCAGAGCATTTCCGATTTTATGCTGAACCTGACGCGGCAATTGTACGAACGCGGCAACGCCTATGCGGTGGCGGTGCGCAACGCCCGGTTCGAGATCACCGAACTGCACCTGATGCGGATCGGCACGCCGACAGTCGCTGAGGACGGCAGCATATTTTACAGCCTGTCGGGCAACGAGGTCGCCACGCAGCGGCTCGACCTGACCTCGCCCGTCCCGGCGCGCGACGTGTTGCACGTGCGGTTGCATACGCCGCAACACGCGCTGAAGGGCGTCAGCCCGATCCTTGCCGCGGCGATCGACCTGGCGATGTCGGGCGCGGCGATGAGCCAGCAGACCGCATTCTACATCAACCAGTCGCGACCATCCTTCATCCTGCAAACCGACCTGACGATGTCGAAGGAGCAGGCCGAAGAACTGAACCAGCGCTGGATCGAGAAGACCACGGGCGAGAATGCCGGCAAGACTCCGATTGCGACGCACGGGTTGAAGGCGCAGCCGATCCAGACCTCGGCGGTCGACGCGCAGCTCGTCGAAGCGTTGCGGATGAACGAGCAGAACGTGGCGCTGGCTCTAGGTGTGCCGCTGCAAATTCTCGGCATCGGCAGCAACACTTTCGCCAGTACCGAATTGCTGATGCAATCGTGGATCGCCAAGTCGCTCGGCTTCACGCTCAACCATATGGAGGAAGCCTTCGGGCAATTGTTCCAGCTTCGCGGCGTGCCCGACGAGTATCTCGAATTTGACACACGGGCGTTGCTGCGCAGCGCCTACCGCGAGCGCATCGAGGGGCTGGCGCGCGGTGTCATTAGCGGCATCTACAGTCCCGACGAGGCGCGCGCGGCCGAGGATCTGCCGGCGGTGCCGGGTGGCTACGGCAAGCAGCCCCGAGTTCAGCAACAGGTCGTGCCGCTCTCATACGGCGCCGACTTACAGCCGCCCTCGCCGCAGCCGGCGGCGCCACCGACCGAGCCACCACCAGACAATGCCGCTGACGGGAGTGGCGATGCCGCAAACCAACCCAGCAAGCAACAGATCGTCTCCGCTATCCGATCGGGCCAGCGTGTCGCTCTCGCCGCTTGAGATTATCGCCGAGGAGCTCGGCGAGATCGCCGGCCGCATCGAGCGCGAGACACGGCTGGAGCTGCGCGCGGCTCTCGCTGAGTTTGAGCTGCGCATCACGCGCGCCATTGCCGGCTTGCAGAATGGCCCAGCCGGACCGGAAGGCCCACCGGGACCGGAGGGCGAGCCTGGGGCGCGCGGAGAGGCCGGCGAGGCTATCACAGGGCCACCGGGCGAGCCGGGCCTTCCTGGGCCACCGGGCGAGCCTGGAAGCGATGGCCGCACACTCATGCCTAAAGGCGCCTGGAAGCCCGCCAGTGCGTATGAAGCGCTCGACGTCGTTATGCTCGACGGCTCATCGTTTATCGCATTGCACGACGCTCCGGGCGCCTGTCCGGGGGATGGCTGGCGCCTGCTTGCCGGCCGCGGCAAGTCGGGGCCGCCCGGCGCCACCGGCCCGATCGGCGAGCGCGGCTATCCCGGCCCGCCGGGTGCGGCGCCGGTGTCGCTGGAGGTCGACGACAACGGGCTACTGACGCAGCGGCTCAGCGACGGCACGATTTTGACGTGCGACTTTTACCCGGTGCTTGCGCGGATGGCCCGGTGAATATCGGCTATCGCATCACCCGCACCGTGACGCCGGCATCATCGCTGGCGCTGGTCAGCGTCGATCAGGCGAAAGCAGCGCTCGGCATCGATGCCGCCGACACCTCGCAGGATGCTGCGCTGGCGGCGCAGATCGATGCGGTGTCGGGGGCGATCAACAATTATTGTGACCGCGTCTTCGTGGTGCAGACCTATCGCGACCAATACCGCGAGGTGTGCGGCAACTGGGGCGAGCCGCTGGTGATGCGGCAATACCCGCTGGACACCACGGGGCTGGTGATCACCGAAGCCGGCGCCGCGCTCAATCTGGCGCTGGTGGAGGTGTGGCCAGAGACGGGGCGCCTGCACCGGCTCGACGCCACGGGCACGCCGAGCGGCTGGGGCACGGCATCGCTGGTGGTGGATTACACCGCTGGCTACGACCCGATCCCGGCCGATGTTCAGGCGGCGGCGCTCGAATGGCTGACGGCGCGGTGGCATGCGGTCGGCCGCGACCCGGCACTGCGCAGCGAGACGATCCCCGACCTGATCACGCAAGTGTATGCAGGCGATGCCGGCGCCGGGACAAGCTCGGGGCAGATGCCGCCGGGCGCGCGCAATCTGCTGGAACCGTACCTGATGTGGTCGCTATGACCCCGGCAACCCTGATCGGGCGCCTCGACGCGGCGATTGCCGGCTACGGGCAAGAGGTGACATTGCAAAGGACCGCGGTGGACTCGGCAACCGGCGGGATCACCGTCGCTGAGCAAGCGACGTGCCCAGCCGCGGTGCGAAATTTTGGTCCGCAGGATTTGGCGGCTGGCGAGGTGCAGGACATTCGGGTTGTGCTCAGCCCGACGCCGCTAAGCACATTCGGCCTGCCATCCCGCGACGACCGCATTGTGATCGACGGCAACCCGTCCAACATCGAGCAGATTGCACCGCTTTACTACGGCGGCCAGCTCGTGCGTGTGAATCTGCTATGCAGAGGCTAAATATAATTCTCAAAACCGACGTTCTGGCTGAGTTTGCCGCCGAAATCGCCAAATTCTCGACATCCGAGATCGAAAAGCTCATCCGAGCGGACCTGAAACGGGATCTCGCGCGGATGCGGGCGGCAATGAGGCCTGCCCAGCGTCGAGAGTTTGACGAGTGGCGGCGGCATGGCTGACCAGCGCGAGACGATCCTATCGCGGCTGGTAACGGTGTGCGGCGCGGTGTCCGGCATCAACGCGGTCGATCGCAACCGCCTCGACGTGACCGGCATGCTGCGGCCGGCGGTGATCATTCTCGACGGCACCGAGACGGTCGGCATGCCGCCGATAACCGACGGACGAGGCGCGACGATCTCGCACGAGCAGCGCATGGAGTTGCGCCCGACGATCATCATCGCGGTGCGCGGCGACGGCGGCGGCGAGGCCGGGAGCCTGCTGACGCTCTACCGCAACCGGGTGCTGGCGGCGATCCTCACCGACGCGACGCTGATTGCCAGCGTCAGCCGCAACGGCGGCATCCGCTACGAGGGCTGCGTCGTGCCGGAGCCGGACGCCGAGGCGAAAGAATACCGGATCGATCTGCAGGTGGTGTTTGTGTACCGCTTTACGCTGGCCGATCTGACGGCATGAGCGGCCCGATCAATCTCACCATCGATTCATCCAGTATCACCAAGCTCGCGGTTCACTTCGACCAGATTACGCCGGCACTGCAAGCCAAGCTGAAGGTGGCGATCAGCCGGATCACGCATGAGTTGCTGGCGCGGGTTAAGGCCGCCGAGCCGGTTGTTACGGGGCGGTTGCGCCAGGCGACGGTCGCCTATGTCGACGAGCGTCCGAACTTCGTCCGCGGGCGCGTCCGCATCCGCCGAACGGGCAGAGCATCGCAATTAGGGGCCGCCTTTGGCGCGCTCGAATATGGCGGCCCCGGCAGCCGGCGCAGTGGACCGGTCAAGGTCAGTGCATCGCGGCGGGCATCGGCTTACCAGCGGCGGCGCCCGCACATCCGGGCGCGGCGATTCCTGCGCGGCCCGGCGGCGGCGGTCCGCCCGATGGTTAGGGCACAACTCGCATTCGCCATCGGGCAAGCGGTGAACGAATTCGACTTCAGCATTGTGAATAAATAGGAGGAAACGTATGGCCGACCAGGAAATCGAACCGCAGGTAGTCACACCCGGCACCTTTAATGTCCTCGCGCAAAACGAGATTTTCGCCAAGGTGAAATTCGTCGGCGCCAATGTGCAAGGCCCGCAGATCACGATGGAACTGCTCCATGTGATGTTCCGCCCGGCGAACGCGGTCGGCGTCATCCAGCAGGACGAGTGGGGGCAATTGCAGGTGACCGGCGAGGTGCTGGTGGATAGTTCCGGCATCTTCGGCACCATCACGCACCCGGATAAAACCTTGGTCAGCCCGTTAGTGACGCAATATTACAACGGCAAGGGGATCGTCAGCGTCCAGATTACCTCGGGACTGACACCTGACGGTGCCTATGTCGATATCGGCAATGTGCCGGTGTTTGAGTTCACCCCGAGCATCAACACGCTGGCGCATTTCAGCTCGCGCCTGGGCGTGCGCTCAAAGGACTTGGAGATCATCACCGAAAAGAGCGCGACATTGAACATGACGATGGAGGAGTGGACCTATCGCAACCTGCTGATGGCGTTCCTCGGCGTCTGATACCGCAATGGTATCGCTCGTAGACATCGTGCCGCAGACGCGCCGGGTGCAGATCAACGGCGGTGAAGTCGAATTGCGCGGCCTCGGCCTACGGCACATCGCCGATTTGTTCGTGCGCTTCCCGGAATTGCGCAAGTTGTTCGTCGAGGGCGCGCCCGAGATGGACATGGATGTGCTCATCGCCGGGGCGCCGGATGCGGTGGCTGCGATCATCGCCTCGGCTGCCGGCCAACCCGAGGCCGAGCACAAGATCGCCGACACGCTGGCGCTCGACGAAATCATGGACTGCCTCTTAGCGGTGCGCGACCTGACCATGCCGGACGGCCCTAGCCCTTTACTCGACCGGCTGACGCGACTGCTCGGCGGCGCCGTCGTCGTCGGCCCATCTGGCAGGGAAGTGGATACGAATATGCCGCCACGGCCGAGCACTTGATCGCGCTCGGGCACAATCCCGGCGACGTCATGGACTACACGCCGCGCCAGGCGGGCGCATTTCTGGCGATAGCGTCGCACCGCAGGCGGCGTGAGTTGGCTGAGCAACTCAACATCAACACGCTGGCGGCGCAGGGCGACAGCAAGGCGATCAAGGCGACGCTGAAAGAGCTATCCGACGATGCCTAGCACCAATCTAGACTTTAACGTTACTGCTACCACCAGCCAGGCGCGTGCTGACCTCAAGCTTCTCACTGAAGAGCTTAAAATCGTCGGGCAGCAAATGCGTGCTGCCCTTAAAGCCGGCGACACCGCTGGCGCGCGGGGACTCGCCGATACCTTCGGGCGAATGGAAACCCAGCTTGTCGGCCTCAAGCGCGAGCTGAATGGCACATCCGGCGCAATGGGTGAGTTGGCAAAAACCACCTCACTGACACAACGGAGCTTCCGCTCGTTTGAGGGCGCGCTGTCCGGCTTGTTTAAAAGTTTAGGTGGGGCGCAGGCCGGGATCGCTGCCTTTGCTGTCACGATGGGCGCGGAGCGTCTCGGCAAGGCGATCGACGACACGGTTAAGGGGCTGGAGAAAATCCAGCAGACCGCCAGCAACACCAATTTATCCCCGGCTCAGGTCAAAGCGTATCAGGAGGTGATGCGGGGCGCCGGCATTGCCGTTGAGGAGTCCAGCCAACAGCTGGCTGGTTTTGCCAAGGTTGCGACAGATGCCCGGATGAAAGCTGGGCTGCTCGCCGACAACTTTGGCGTGCGGCTTGTCAAAGGGGTTGAAGGGGCCGAAAGCGGCGTCATCAGACTCGCCGGGGCTACAGGCCAGATGGTGCGAGTACTCAGAGGCGGCGCATCAAATGCTATTACCAGTTTTTCCGACCCGCTCGAAAAACTCGGGATAACAGCGCAGCAAATCGGCGACGACTTTATAAAAGCGCAAATTAACGCAGCCAGATCCGTACAAGAATGGAAGAAAGTATCCCCGGAAATTGCGGCGGGCCTAGCGCAGGCCGCCGGGTTCGGGGCCAATTGGGACAAGGCCACACAATCGGTAATTGAAAACGCCAAGGCCCTTGAAGCGATAAAAACGCAGACGGCGCAGATAATCTCGCCGGAAGATCAGAAGCGGATCGACGATTACAACAAGTCGTGGGGCGAATTGCAGACCACTTGGGAAAATCTGAAGATCGAGGCGCTGCTGGCCGCTTTCCCGCAGATTAATTTCGTGCTGAAGGACACAGAGGGCTTCATCAAAGACAGTATCCGCGAGTGTAACCAGTTAGCCGCTGCGGCATCTAGTGCGGCGGCGGCGATTCGGGCAGCCGGCGCCGCTTCGGCTCCCAGCGGTGAATCAATTGCTCTAACCCAGCAGTTCGCATCCGGCGGCTACATCCGCGGC